TATAGGCTCTATTGAGGTATCCATATAAATCGTTGTCTACGATATTATGCGCTATATCACGTCATCTATCAATTGCTCGATGCTTGACGCTCCTTGAGCAACGCAACCTGCTTACGCTGAAGCCGCCTGTACTCATCACGCGATAGCTTGCCACCACCCTTTGCAAGTCTACCCATGATGACACCCAGCTCCGAATCTATCTCGTCAGGTGTCTTGTGGTTGCTGCTATCAGGCTGTTGGAATACCTGTGGGCCTTTACCGCTGAATGCATTAACGATGTTGTCCATCATCAGGTACGCTGCTGCATTTAGCTCTCCCAGTGGGTGATCAGGGTCTGCAAACTTGTCGATAAGAACACTGATTGCCTGCTTCTTGCTGTCCTCTGCCAAACCAAACTTTGCCTTCACGATGGAGCTGTCGTTATTTCTGAACTCTTCTGCATCTGATGCCTGGCTCTGCGCCTCTGCATTCAATAGTTCAATCTGCTTGTTGAACTGCTTGGTCGTCAGACCAGACTCCAGTGCCATCTTACGCAGGTTCTCAACTACCTCCGGCTGTATTGATACATCATCAGGCGTTGTGTAACCCTTAACGTCATCTGGTCTGCCAAGCATCTCCCAGAATGCCTTTGACTGCTCACCATCAGCAGCGTCAGGATGAACGATAAGCTTGCCATTAGATGTACTCTGGAGCTTGTCATAGTACGCTGTCATCTCCTCAACATCTGAGTCATCGTTAGGTATAACCACAGAGCGTCCAATCCTGCTTTGTGCGGCGATGCCACCCTTGAGCGCATCCTCCAGTGAGTTGTACTTGGCTAAGTTTGAGTCAGTCTTCAACTCATCCGACAGGTTATCGCGCCAGTTTTCCATCGTTCATCCTCTTTGTGATTAAGTTAACCAGATCACGCTGACCGTTTGCGTAGATAGTTGCATACGGATCTACATGACCATCCTTTGACTTGCGTAATGATGCACCGCTTACCTGCGTTTCAAGCCATTCCAAAACCTTTGCACCATCCGGCGTGTTGAAGCAGTTGTATATCGTGCGGTTATCCATCCATATCTACTCCGGCATCCTGCACAGCCATTGCACCCTCGCCTGCTGACTTCATAGCCTCACCACCCATCTGTATATTCTGAGCCTCCTGCATCTGAGCCTGCTGCTCTGCCCGTGCTGCCCTTACCTGTTCAACGTCATCTGCGCTGTGTAGTGTGTCGGCAGGTACACCAGACAGGTCTGCGAGCTTGCGTGTCATTGCGTCAATGTCAGGTATGTCCAGCATGTCTGGGTAGAATTGCGATAGCTCAGCTATGGTCTGCAGGAACATGATGATGCTCTGCGACACCTCAGACTGTAATGCCCTTGATATCGGGCCTGTGTAGATGATATCGAGATCAGTATCAGACACCGTATCAGGCATTGGCATGAACTGATTCATTCTGAGCATGGTGAAGAACCCGTACTGAATGACAGCCTCCATGTAATCGTTCTGTATCCGGCCGACCACTGATGACATCAGACGCACCATTTGCTCAAGACGAGCCTGAACCTCAGTGGCTGTCATGGCTGGTGATTCTTTTAGCTCTAGCTGGTCAAGGTAGTATCCAGACCATATCATGCGCTGCAGGTCATCTACCTTGCTGTCTGCAATCCTGAAATCAGTTGCTGCAAGTAGTGGGCGCAACTCATCCATGTCAGTAACTACGGTTATTCCACCAGGGTTTGAGTCCAGATCACCAATAACACCACGCTCGGTTGTTATGTATGGCGGGTCGATAGCCTTAGCCATTGCCTCCATCTCATGAGCAACAGTAGATTGCAGTAACTTGATATTCTCCAACATACGGCTTGTTGGTGATGTACCCCAGTTTGTGCCTGCAGTCTTATCCCACCGCACCACCATGCCTGGGAACTTGTAGTATCCACCCTCTTCAAGCGTGTCTGCTGATGCTCTTAGCACGTACTTGTAACCAAATGGCCTTTGATCAGGTGCAAGAACTTCCTCATCATTGTCTGCCTTTTCATCACGAGCAAACACACAGAATATTACCTCTATCTTGGCATCTACACTTGATTCCTCATCACCATCAATCTGGATGTTGTCAGGCATATCAGGAAATCGTTGCTGTAACTGCTCACGGGTATACCTCAGCTTCCTGTACGTGCGGTACGGGAGATCATCCGGCCCCATCTCAAAGTATGAGTCCATGATAGGCAGTGCCGTGTAGTCAATGCCCTCCCACACTAAATCATCTTTTGGCTCTTGCATGACGATTGACGTGCCAACCAGGCAGATGTCCTTGAGCATCTCTCCAGTGACGTTATTGAAGTTTGACTCTGATAGCTGGTGCCAGAACCTGTTGACAGAATCCTCCAGCCACTCCTTAGCATCAGCTTGGGTGTTTAGGTCATCAGCCCTGAAGCGTATGTTGAACCATCGGGTAACGGGAGACATCAGGTTTGCATGGATACGTGCTGCTAATAGCTGGTATCCAATGGTAGCCGTGTTGTCGTATATCTCTGTCTGTTCCCAGTCCACCGAGCTGTCAGACAGTAGTGGGTCAAAGAAGTCATAGCGTGTAGGGTCTACAACATCTACGATGCGTTGCATTCTCCCGTCCAGTGTCTTGCGCTGTGATACTAACTGCTCAAATCTATTTACGATTGCCTGCGCGTCCATACCTGTTTCCCATTGCTCGTTTATATCCTGGTGGTCTGGCACCTTGTGGTCTTGGTGGTTCATACGCTACACACATCAGCCCGAATGCATCAGCGGCGTGAGATGACCAGTCATGGTCAGGGCCGAGCCCTATGCCGCGTATCTCGTCCTGCTTCTCGTGATACCACCTCAGCGCATCCAGCCCACCTGTGCAGCGTTTACCATCAAACCACATCATGGAGAATAACCTCCGAGCCTCTGCGATACGCTTGGACGCTGCTCCAGTGCCTTGATTCGGGATTACTTTAACATAATAGCCTGCTTCACTAAATGCAGACTCATAGCTGACGCGGTATACCTTGTCTTTTGTTGCGCCATCGTGTGGTAGGAATATCTGCGCGTCATCATAATTGTTGTGGCGCAACCATCCTATGTGGTCTGACAGTTCCTGACCCTGTGCCTCATAGTAGTCAAGAACACGTATCTCCCTGCCTACAAACTGTGCAATCCACATAGAAAACGCATCAGACTTTGCTCCAGTACCGCCAATATCAATGAATGCCTTAACCGGCAGAAGAGGGTCACGCGACACGTTACCTATCCTGTTCTCTTTTGCGGCTATCGTCATCTGTCGAGCGAAGTATGCGCCCTTGAGTATGCCTACATAGTCACCGTTCCATATATGCTCGTACTGGTCAGGCTCCATGTGAAGGCAATCTAACCGCTCCTGCTCAAGCACTGATGGGAACCACGGGTTGTCCTCCCAGTTAGCTTTTACCACCACGGAATTAGTCGGTATCTCACCCTGGCGTAGCAGTTGATCTACTGGGTCATTCTTTCTGCGTGGGTTGAAACTGAACCATAGTTCAGACCCATCACTACGGATAGTTGGTCGCAATAACTTTAGTGAGTGAGCTGATAATGTCTGAGCCTCCTCGACCCAAGCAATATCGAAGTTTTCCAAGCTTTTTATAGACTCGGCATTATGCTCAGCCATACCTTGAAACAGGATGATGCCATCGCCTGGTGTTTCAATGTGGTCTTTTAGCACGCGGAAGCCTGCGCCAACATCGAGCCCCATGCCAATTAACTTGTCCTCAAGCAGTCGTTTAGCTGATTGAATCAGTGACCGCTGAACCTCACGTACACATACTGACCTGGTGCCACCGTCCAAGGCCCTCAGTATCATTTGTGTTGCAAAGAAGTGTGATTTACCTGAGCCTCTGCCGCCCCATGCCGCCTTATACCGTGACGGCTTAATGAGAGGCTGAAATACTTCTGCTGTCTGTATTCTCAGTGTTGCTGACAATTACATGCTCTACCTTGTTGACGTAGACTTGACCTTTGACCTCAACTGCAAGCTGAGCAAGCCTCTGATGACAGTACGGTGCTGCTGACTTTGCTGCATCCATTCTTGTGCTTAACTCGTTGTCGGGGTCATCCATGATGTTCAGCAGGAACTCAAGAGGGGATATTCCCTTGCGTTGAGCAATGATCATCCCTACCGTCTTTTTGTTCTGCGAACCTTTTTGTCTGCCTAAATTTGCCATTAGGCCATTCTAGCACATTGATAGTAGTGGTTAAAAATTAACCACTTTAGCACCATAGAAGCAAACAAGGCTTACAGGCACTATTGCAACGTAGATACGCATTAACCACGTTCTGCCTTCATCCTGAGATGCCCAGTATATGCCTGCACCGTACAGTATCATTATCAGTAGTAACCATCCCATTACCCTGTCCCATGTCCCATCACTGCTGATGCGCTGCACCTTTGACACTCACAGGCTTTGTCTGCGTGATTGCGTAGGCATGGCGACCAGTCTGCTGTTATCTGTTCGTTAATGCCTAGCTGTGAGATGAGCTTGTTCAGCAGGACGGTTGCTTCACTTGCACAGAGTTGTCCGTCCTCTATCTCATTGCGTGCGTGTATTAGTGCCTCAAGTGGTGTCATTGTGTCATACCGAATATTGCCAGTGATAGCAGTGATAAGACTACCATGCCCAAGGCTATGTGCTT